ACCGTGCGTTTAACATTCCAGCGAGCGTAGGCGTTGACGAATTTTTAATGATAGTCCGGGTTTTCGCGTTGTCACGATGTAACTTTAGGGGAATGCTGCATGCAACCCGTGGGAGCATGCGGCGGCTTACGTCAACGCCCGTAGGGTTGACGCAAAATCCACCAAAAGAACATCCCGCAAAAATCAAGCGCTAAGATTAGCGGCCGGGATAAGCGCTAGGCTTATTTAAGAGGCCTGCAAGCCTCTTAAATAAGCCCCACCTAGTGGGGCTTAGGGTCAGGCAGTAGCGGCCTGAATCGCTTCGCCACGCGCCCGGGTTTCACCTGCGAAGTGTGGTGTTGCGGTTTCAGATACAGGCAAACCCGCATCAGTCAGCGCAGCCACCACGGCGCGGTTCTCTTCGTGCGAAGAGTTAGCCTGAATCCCTGCACGAATTTCTGCACGGCGGGCTTCGCGGCCCGCCCGCATCTCATCCGAGAGTGCTTTATATTCGCAGTACAGGTCAAGGGCTTTGGCCGCCGGGGTAGGCTTGCCCGCCTTGTTCACCTGCGGCATCGCGGCCAAAGATGCTCCCATGCGCAGAAATTCGCTATACGGCGCTTTGCCATCAATCTCCATCAGGCTGACCGCCTTACCCGACACTTCAACCAGGAGCGCGCACACTGGCCGGATATTTCCCACTGACAGCGCATGGGCCGTGTCTGCCCGACCTTGCAAGGCCAAGTGGTCAATTACCGCCTTGCGATGTTTTCCAGCGGCCACCAATGCGCCAACTTCGGCGCCGTTCTTAATCGCGCCAGTCAGTTTATGACTGGCAGTCACGCCCTTGCCAGTCACACGGACCAGTCCGGTAAATGTGACAACTTCGGAAGAGGAAGAGGTAGACATTTTTCAACTTTCAAATTGGCCCAAATTTAAGACCTTACCGAGCAGGCCAACTCGGCGGGGCTTGCTGTCAACATGACAACTATCAAACACAACTATATTGTGACACAAAAAATAGTTCCACGACACACAAGGCAAAAATAATTCTAGGTGCTTACCCTATGGACAATATCGATAAAGTATGGTAATCGCGTAGTGCCTGCCTTAGGGTAATCACTGATAGGGATAACCCTAGGAACAGGGTAAACACCCAGACGTATACACTCTATCGTGTGGTAAAATGTTGGCGCTGGCCCTCTCCCCTCTTCCATATAAAATTTTTCTCAGACTTTTCGACCTTACACTTATGCCATAATGAGGCATCATGCCCCAATCCTATCCCTCATTCTGGCCCAGGCCAGACCACCGGAAACCAAAATCCTTGAAAACCAGGATTACGGAACAGCAAAAGCAAGACCTGTACGACAGAAAAATAACTACAAGAGACCTTGCTAAGCTACTAAACATTCACGAGAGATACCTATCTTACACTTTCCCCGGGAAAGTAGAGGTGATAAACAAGAAACCTCTCATAGAAGCACGAAAAGCCTACAAGGTTGAAATTGCTAAGCAGATACTTGAAGGGAAGTATAGTATAGTACAGGCAGCAAGAGTAGCTAACGTCAGCTATAACACCATGCAAAGGTTCCTACAGAAAGCCAAAAGCCTCTATCCCACCTTGGCAGAGGGCTACAGAAAATGAACCCCCCATTCGACCCATTTGACATACCCCGACAAGAAAAAGCACCACCCTGGCAGGTACCAGAGGGCAATCTCAAAGACCTAGACCTTGATAGAGAGCTATACAGTCAGTACCACAAAGCAAAGAACCTGCTAGAGTCTAATGAATATGACACAGAAACCAATCTGAGTGCAAAAGTTTCTGCAATGAATAGTATTGTAAATATTCTAACACAGATAACGAAGCTTCAAGCAGACTTGTATAACGCCCAGACCATAGCCAAGATAGAAACAACCTTGATAGCCACCCTCAAAAAGTTTCCAGAACTGAGTGACGACTTCCTTGAAGCCTATGAGAAAGCCTCCAATGACCGGCAGGTAGCGCTGTAGCTACAAATGTTCTCAATACCTAGTCTAAACGTCTAACACAAATGATAAAAGAACACCTACAACGAATCCGAGACGGAGCAAAAGATGTGTATCACCTGCACAATCTAAGCCCCTGGATTGAGAAAAATATCTATGTAGATGGCAAATTAATGTCAATGCATGGAAAATACAGCTTCCAAGCAGACATAGTTAACGACACGTCACGGGTAAATAATACAGTAAAACCAGCTCAGATTGGACTAACTACTACAACAATTGCCTACTACTTGGCAGCGATGGCTACGCAGTCACCGTTTAATACCATCTATAGCCTACCCACAGCTAGCGATGCTATTAAGCTTACCACTACTAAGATTAACCCAATACTATATGGCTCCCCTAGACTCAAGACCTTGTTGAACGTTAATGTTGACTCAACAGAACTCAAACAAGTAGCAAATAACTTCTTGTTTATCCGGGGTTCTAAGTCCGAAACAGCAGCATTATCGGTTAGCGCAGACTGCTTGGTCGCTGATGAAATTGATAGATCAGACCCGGATACACTTAAGCAGTTCAGGTCACGGTTACAGGCTAGTCAACTTGCTATTATTCGTCAGTTTAGTACACCTACGATAGCGGGGATAGGGATTAGTAAGGAAGCGGAAGTTAGTAGACGATATAGACACATGGGATGCTGTACGCACTGTGGATACAAGTGGTTACCATCTTATCACCAGGATATTATAGTACCAGGGTACACGGACTCCCTAGAAAACCTAAATAAGTTCAATATAAAGGACGTACGGTGGCAAGAAGCTAGGTGGAACTGCCCTTCGTGCAATAGAGACCCACGCTTGAACCCTAGGACGCTTGAGTGGGTGATAGAGAATCCGCTTGATAATTACGAAGCACATACTTATTACGTGACTCCGGTTACAGCCTGTCAGATTCTGACTCCAGCGTACTTAGTACGAACGTCTACTGAGTTTAATAAGAGGTCTGAGTGGCTGAATCAGGTGCTTGGCGAGACTTCTGAGGAAGAGAATGACCAAATAACGTATGCGGATATTGATCGGAGTCTTGTGCAAGCGGACTTGAACTCTAGTGAGATGCACTTTCTGGGGGCAGATATTGGGCAGTTATGCACAGTAACGATAGGTAGAATGACTAGCAATGGAGTTATGCTTGTAGTACACCGAGAGTATGTGCCTATTTCTAGCTTTATAGCTAGGAGGCTTGAGCTTATTCGGCAGTTCAGGGTAGTAGCCTCTGTGCATGATGCGTTTCCTGAGACACATATGATAACTCAGATTACTGACCAAGACCCTAATGCCTATGGTTGTATGTTTACTACGACTAAAAGTACAGAGTTATTTACTATTTCACGGAAAGAAGAAGATAAAGAAGAAGGGAAGATTAATCTGGCCTTAGTCAAGTGCAACAGAACCTTAGGACTTGACAGTGTGAGGGACTTGTTTAAGTCTAACAATATCTTCCTTCAGAAAGGGCAAGAAGATACTAAGTTGTTCTCCCACTTGCTATCCTTGAAGAGAACGCAGGTGTTTCAGAAGGACGAACTTACTTATGTCTACCAGAAAACGGATGGAGAAGATCATACTTACTTCGCATTGCTGTACTTATACCTTGCTACAAGACTTGTTGGTACGGTCAGTGGTAGGAATGCTGAGGTGTTTTCACTAGTCAGGAAGTTCAAACAGGTAGACTTTAGTGAATTGAAAGCTGAGACAGCAGGTTAATTGGGCTAATAGCAGGGTAGACCTCTGCTATCCTCGCAAAGACTAACGGAGCACCACTTATGACTACTCTTGCTGCAAAAGACTCAACAGGGAATACCATTCCAGTACGCTCACGGAGTAGCGGAGAGCTGCTTATGGTGGACACTACAGGTACGCAGGGTGTACTTACAGTTAACTCTACGACCGCACAGACTGGAACTTGGCGCTGTATTACAGTAATTAATGACGCTATTTTTACGTCTATTACTGAGACTGGGGCGACGGGCTCACTTACCGGGCTTACACTCCCAGCCGGACTCACCTTGTTTGGTCAGTTCACAGCCTTCACACTTGCTTCTGGCGCAGTTCGTGCGTATGCCCAATGAAGTTAGGTCTGAGCCCTGGGCTAGGACTTGTTAGCCCTTCTAAGGCGTCTCTGCTTAAGACTAAGATAGCAGATCAAGGGCCTGCTGAGCTTGCTAAGAGAGTTACTCGATCTAGCTTAGCCACCTGTATAGGCTCAGACGGCACGGTGCAGTGGGGGCCGCATAACCTTGCCGCAGAGAGCAACTCGCTCACCAATTGGAGCAGCAGTCTAACCGCAAACTCCACCCCATTTTCTGTTGCTGCTTTTGATGGGGGGATGTATGGGATAACTGCAAATTCAATTTCTGGCACCACAAATTTCAACGCACTTTTTACGGCAAATGACACAAAAATGTGTCTGTTTGTGGATGTAAAGAGAGGAAATTTTGATACTGGGAACGGCTGCTATAGCTATGGCTTTTACAACGCCACATTGGCGGCTGATATTGCCTACGTGCAGGTCAACTACTTAACAGGTGCAGTCGACCTCACCGGGCCACAAGCTGCCACAGCCACTGCTTACACCACTACACTGGCCAATGGTTGGTTCCGGATTGGTATCAAGGTTACGGCTGGAGTAAATCCCGGAAACAATGTTTACGCTTATCTTGCTGGAGTTGGTTCACCAACATCAGCAGGCTTCTACTGGTACATGGCCCGAGTTCATGTACTTAATGGTGACAAAACAGCTTACGTAGATTCCACAGTCGGCAATCGGCTTGGTTACAGCAACGATTTCACGAATGCAGTTTGGACTAAGACCGCCATAACAATTCAGCAAAACGTTGTGGTGATGCCAAATGGCGTCCCAATGCACGCGCTGGTGGAGACCGCTGCTAGCAGCACACACACGCTCTTACAGCAAATTACTAAATCTTCTTCAAGTAGTCAATGGTGTGAATCTGTCTATTTAAAGGCTGGTACACGCACATGGGCTGCGGTGCAGTACGCAGATTTTAATGGGTACTCATACGCATACATCAATCTTTTGACTGGGGCAGTAGGAGCAAACGGTGCGACATTAGGATCTCCGGTTTTATCTGTCGTAGCGATTGGAAATGGTGTTTGGAGGGTGTCTGTTTCAGGCATTTCTGCGTCAACCAATGGTCAATTTACCGTATATGTTGCTAACGGTGATGGTGGAGGGAATTACGCTGGTGACGGTATTTCGTACATCCTCGCCTCTAGCGCGCAACTAAATCCCGGGGCAAGTGCAGCAACCTACGTCTACAACCCCTTCGCAGCCCCCACAGTTGGCCCGATTTACTCTGGACGTACTGATTACGATCCGGTAACGCTTGCATCAAAAGGCACGCTGATTGAGGAGCAACGTACTCAGTTGCTAGCTAACCCAGACGACCTGAGTATTTCACCTTGGTCAGGCAACCCCGTTGTTACAAATGACGGTACTAAGTATCGCGGTAGAACATTTTGGAAGGTGGCAAAGACAACGACAGCCGGTAGCGAGAACTGGGCTACAACAGGTGTCGGCGGCGCTCAAGCAATTGGCTATTACACCCAGCGCATAGCCCTACTTGCCTCTTCGAACTCAAACCAAATACAGGTCGGCCTGCTAGGCGGAACATCTACATGGGGTAACAACGCTGACACAACAGGCTACATAGAAAGTGGCCCTGGCAATTTGGCACAGTCAGTTGGCGGTCTATGGACTATGACAAGTATGTCTACGAGTGTGCCTATGGTCATCGTGTTGACTCGCAACTTACTTGTTTCTGAGACGATTGGCTTATTTATCTACCCAGATGCTTCCTCAAGCACCACAATCGGAAGAGCAAACTACGTCCAGTGTGACAACTTAGAGCCCGGAAAGAGCCCAACTTCCTACATTCCAAATCCAAGCACCAGTGCAGCTACCCGCACAGCAGACACAGCCCTAGTCGGCTTTGACAATCTCGCGCAGGTCTGGCCCTGGGTGATGGATGCTAATTTGCTGGTGAGTCCTGAAGCACTAGATAACGCAAGCTGGGTTAAACCAATCTTAACTGTATCTCCCAACGCGCTGACTGCACCAGACGGCACTCAGACGATGGACAAGTTGATTCCGCCAACGTCAAGCGGAGAGCAATACCTAGAACAAAACATAACTCCAGCGGCAGGAACCTGGACACTGTTCTGTAAAGCAGTAGTGCCAGCGGGTTACAACTGGGTAGTGGTTAAACCAATCCATGTTGGCGACACTGGCGACACGTCAGAGATTCGTTACAACATGGTGACTGGTGCCTGGAATATTGCCAGCAAAAACAGAATCACTACCTACGGTGCAAGCCAGAACTCTGATGGCTCATGGTTTGTTTACGCAACATTCACAACCACTGCATCCTGCACCTCGCTACGAGGTCGGATTAATTTATCGGTTGACGGCACGACTACTGTATTCGCAGGCGACGGAGTAAGTGGTATCGGTGTGTGGGGCGTAAAACTCAACCCCGGCCCCATAGCCCAAACCTACTATCCCAACTCAGTCAAGCAAGCCACGATTGTCGTAGAGGGTGACTTGACTTACGGGGCTACGAGCGGTGTAACTGCGCTTTGCTCACTGGCAAACCCATCTGGTGATATTGATCAGCTATTTAAGCCAGCGTCAAGCAATAGTCTTTATGGCTACGCTAATCCATCGTCAATGGGGCCAATTGGCACACTCACAAGTGGGGTTGCTTTTAAGGCCGCACTGGGAGTCAGCCCTCCAAATGCAGGTGCAGTATTCAATGGCAGTACTGAGTCAGCTATTTCTTCGGCATCAGCATTTCCAACCAGAACGAGTGGAGTCAACAGACTACTACTAGGGACAAATGCAAGCGGCAATGTAGCCAGCGCGATGCACATCAAACGTCTGAGACTGCTCACAAGCAATCTGACTGCGGCTGGCAAACAGGTAGTAACATGAGACTAATTCTCCTAGTCTTAATTGCAGGGTGTACCCACCTTGAACTAGGAGAGCCAGTAAATCCACCACAAGGCTGCATAGAGGCAAGACAAAGAGGACATGACTGTTGACCAAATCTTTCAAGAGGCGCTTGCTGTATTTGAATATAAAACTGACATAGTTCAGTTTCGTAAAGTGGAGTACTGGCAGACTTACGAAGAAGTTGCTAAACAGCTGAAAGAGACTGGAAAGTTTGAAGGAGATTGCGAGGACTTTGCAGCTTATGTATTAAATAAGCTTAGACAGCAAGGTTACCAGGCGAGATATATTTTCTGCATAACTAAGCTAGGTTACCACCTTGTGGTAGAGACTGATGGCTTAATACTTGACAACCTACAGAAAGAAGTATTACCTTACTACAGGCTACCATATAAATGGGTCTCAATATCTGGGTACCAACCTAATGAAACATGGCACAGTATAAAATTATTCTAGCTCTAGTCCTTACCTTAGTAGGCTGTGGTGGAGGCTCTGCACAGAAAACTTACGTGGGTATGTATGGAGATTCTGTATCCTGGGGGAGCTGTGCAGTATGCCCTGCTTATAGGCTTGAAATACCTCCAGTTAGGCAGTTAAACGAACTTGCTAAGTCCTACGAAGTTATTGACTACTCTCTACCCGGAGCAACAGTACTTTACACGCTTAATGGAGGTCATGGTCTGCCGTTTGATAACTTTAAGGAACAGATTGCCAAGTCTCCAGAGAAAATTACACTACTACGTTTTGGTGGCGCAGATGCGCTACTTAACGAAGGTGAGGTAGACTTTAGGTTAGGACTTGAGCAGCTAATTGTTCTTGCTAAGGCTGAGGAAAAGGTAGTTATTCTTACTGGAATTGTGTGGACAACTCTACCAGATGTACGACTTGATAACTATAATGCTATAATTAGAGAGATAGCAGATACACAGAAGGTACCTTTTATAGACCTACGCAGTGTAACTTATAGCCCATCAGACTCCATAGACGGGCTACACCCTAATCAAGAGTACTCATACCGTATAAGTGCTCTTATCTCAGAAACACTAAATAACCTGGTAAAGTATCATGGGATTTCTAACTAGCTTAATCACCGGTAAGCCTAACGTAGCTCGGTCACCAAAGTGGCCTGAGGTGCAGAAGGCCCACCTTGCTTTACATAACACCTGTGAACGGTGCGGTAGTAAGCAGAAGCTTAACGTACACCATATTAAGCCTTACCACTTATACCCTGACCTAGAGTTGGAACCTACGAATCTGATCACGCTATGCGAGTCTGGTGATGGAGGGTTTAATTGCCACCTTGCATTAGGGCACCTTGGTAACTTTAAGAGCTATAACGTAAATGTCGTTGCTGATGCAGCTATCTGGAAAGTTAAGCTACTGAATCGACCATTTGGGCTTGTGGACTTGGCTGACTAGGCTCTTCGCTAAAGAATCTGATAGAATCCCGGCGCATTACTAGGAATATCATGAACCTTTTTGACACCCTTAAAACCTGGGGAGCAGCGATACTCCCCTCGGAACCCTTGCCAAAGGCGCCAAAGGGTGCAGTGGCTGTTCCAGGTTATCGTCGTAACATCACATCCACGACAGCCGCGCTACGTGAAAACGATAGGCAACTTGCCAGTACAGACCGGCTTGTAAATGCAAGATCGCAGAATAAAACCAGGAAAGTTGTACGAGAACTTGTAAAGAGCTCTCCAGACCTGAGCAGTGCGGCTAGTTCACTGCTGCGTACAGGGATTCCAGAGCGTTACACTGTAGTCGCTAGAAATATGGACGGAGTAATCGACCCTGCTGCTACAGGTCTTGCCCATGAATTACTTCGTCGAGTGACCTATATGGGAAACCTAGACGGGAGCTTTGGCTCCCAGCAAGGTTTGCAGTCACTGTCTGAGCAGCTCGGCTTGGAATTACTTATTGATGGTGCAGCCTGCTTGGAGGTAGCACTTGATAAAGCCCGTGTGCCTGCAAGTTTTAACCCAGTATCAGTTTCTACATTCCGATTCTATGAGGAAGAGAACCGTACTAGGTTCGTACAGGTAATTGGAGGGCAGGAAGTAGACCTTGATTTGCCTACGATTATTTATACTACAGTTGACCAGTACTTAACGGATGCGTATCCTTCCTCATATTTTGAAGCCGCTATTCAGCCTATCCTGCAGGACATTGAGTTCACAGACAGCAGTAGACGAGCCCTACGCAGGGCTGTACTGCCACGCCTGACAGCTACGCTTGATAGCGACAAGATTAAAAAGATGACGCCGCCTGACATTTTGTCAGACTCTCAGAAGTTCTTGGACTATAAGAACCAGCTTATCTCTGAGATTGAAGCTACGATTAACGGACTGGCCCCAGAGGATGCACTTGTATCTTACGATGCTGTATCATATGCTTTCATTGATGGAGGTAAAGACCCGTCTGATATTATAGAAAAGATTCAAAGCGTACTGAACGGAAAGCTTGCTGCTGGGGCTAAAACTATGCCTACTGTGCTTGGTCATGGTAGTAATAGTAATGCTTCATCTACCGAGGCGGTGCTTTACCTTAAGCAAGCTAATATGATTCGCAGTAAGCTCAATGAGATTTACTCTCGTGCGCTTACAGTTGCTGTACGTTTGATGGGTCAGGATTGCTATGTTGACTTTAAGTATGCTGCGATTGACTTACGCCCAGAGGCAGAGCTTGAAGCTTTCCGGTCTATGGAGCAGAGCCGTATTTTGATGCAGTTGAGCCTTGGTATGCTGACAGATGAAGAAGCCTGTATTGCTTTGACGGGGAACTTGCCGCCACCAGGGTACAAGCCAAAATCAGGCACAATGTTTATGGGTGCACAGCCTGCAGCGGTTACAAACCCATCGTCAAATACCAGTGCGATTAGCCAAAGCACCACTTCTGACGCGCCAAAGCAGCCCAAAAGCTAACACTTCTGAAACATGAGGACTCGATTGAGTCCTCCTGCGTTAGAGTACCACACCAACAAGGACACACAAATGCCGACAGTAACACAACTATGGCTTGGCGATGAAGCTAATTTTCACCAGTCACTAACAGCTAGTGCTAAGGCAGGTGAACGGCCCGAATTCAAGGCTTCGTCTGACTACATGAATACTGTTATGGAACAGTTCGTACAAGTCCAGGACGGTGTTGCTATCGTCAGCATGTCTGGTAGCTTATCTAATGGCAGTGCTGGCTATGGTATCTACTATGGAATGCTTGGATACGAAGACTTACGTAATATTCTTGCACAGGTTGTCTCTAATCCAGGAGTTAGCGCTATTGTTCTGAACGTAGACTCTGGCGGAGGTGCTGTGGCTGGTGTGCAAGAGACTGCACAGTTGCTGTCTCGTGTCAATGCAGTTAAACCTGTGGTTACTTATACCGGCTCTATGATGGCAAGTGCTGCTATCTGGATCGGTGCTAATGCTAGTTACGTCATGGCGTCTGAGACTGCTGTAGTAGGCTCAATCGGTATTATACGAGTACACATGGACTACTCTGAGTCCATGAAGATGGATGGCATTAAGGCTACGGTTATCCGAGCAGGGGAGGAGAAAGCACTTGCCTCCCCGTATGAACCCTTGTCTGACACTGCTAAAAACAACATGCAGACACAGGCTAACCAGATGTACAGTATCTTTATTAAGGATATCGCTAAAGCGCGTAATATCCCTGTAGCACAGGCGGATACCAGCTTTGGTCAAGGTAGGGAATTTCTGGGCAAAGCCGCCATGTCTGTGGGCCTGATCGATGCTGTAGGGTCACTTGAGGACGCTTTCGCCAAGGCTCAAAAGCTTGGTGCAGCGTCTAATGCCTCAGCAAAACGGGTCGTTACTGCTACAAAGGCAACCAATTACAGCAATGTTCAAGCTAACGTAGGTTCTGAAAGTTTGCCTATGGCAGATAATCAGCCAACCCATAAAGGAACCACCATGCCTAAACCCTTGACCGACGAACAACTTGCAGCGATGGCCGCTGGGGTTGATTTGCCTACGGCAGAGGCGAGTGCAGAGGCTGATGCTGCTGCCACTACGGATGCTAAAGCCGCTGCCGATGCTGCCTCTACTAATGTAGCAGAGTCTACTACCAAGCCTGAAGCCCCAGAGTCTGCACCAGACGCTATGACTGTTCTGACTAACCTAGTCACCAAAGCTACTGCAGACACCCTTGCAGCTAGGCTGGAATTGCAGACTGCACAGTCTAATCTCGCAGCTAAGTCTGCGGAATTTGACACACTGCAGACCCAGGCAAATGCTACGCTGGAAATTGCCCGTGCGTCTGTCAAGACTATGGGACTGCACTTCGGGCTCAAGGCTGAAGCAATTACGGTTATGTCTGCTGCTGAGGTTCTTGCCCAACATGCTGACCTCAGTGAAAAGTTTAAAGCTAAGTTTAAGGTGGGCGGTGTTGCTGCCACCACCCAGGAAGCAGTGAAGCCAAAAGCTTCTATGAATCCAATGTTTGCAGCGTTTATGTCTTCGTCCACCGCCAAATAAAGGAGTATCCAAATGGCTGCTAATCATTTCATCGTACCACAACTGCCTATCGAGGAAGTTGTGGCAGTTCGTCTGGGTGCAGGTACCGGCTCAGCTAATAACATGTCTGACGTAGATTCCGGTAAAGCCGTGAAACTCGTTGGCGAATCTCGCTTTGACCTGTGCGCTGCTGGCGACAAGATTGAAGGTTTCATCGTTGCAGTTGAGAATGCTACTTCTGGCGGCTACTCTGTTGGCGGTAAAGTTGACGAAGGTAATACCTACGTTACGGCTGATGGCCTGCAGGCAACCCCTGGGACTGGCGCTATTGCTGTTGGTGACTACGTTGTTGCTGGTACAGTTACTGCCAAGGGCACTGCGCTGACTGCCTATGCTAAGGTCTGCAAAGCAACTTCACAGACTTATGGCGCGTTTACGTGGCGCGTGGTCAGTCTTGGTCAGGTTGGTACTGGTGCAGTTGGTACTACCATCGTCATCAAACGCATCTAACCCAACACAGAATTAGGAGTAAATCATGGCATTTTTTACTGATATCGAAGGTAATGTTCAACACGTTGACATTACGCCTGACATTCACAAGGCTGCACTTGATGCAGGTATGTCAGTTCCGACGTTTATTAACCGCCAGTACAACACTGCAGACCTACGTCTGGGCTCTGCTTTTAAGCAGATCTGTGCGTCAGAGGGCTTGGCACTTCCTAGAGCTAATTGCTTTGGCATTCGCTCTGCTACCTTTGCTGACATTCTCGACGGTAAAGCCGGTATGCAAGCTGCCGGTCTGACTAACGTATCTGATAAGGGCTCACCTTTTGGTGTTGCTGCTCGAAGTCTGGCTCCTGTGGCTATTGTTGACATTGTGGAAGACCTGTTGGCTAAAGACCGTGCGACTGACACCGTGGTCTTCGATCAGATGGTTGGTCAAAACATCTCGATTGATTCTGAGAACTTCATTCAGCCTGTCGTGTCGTATCAGACGGTTGGTGGCCCCCAGAACGTTAAGCCTCAACGTGCTACCGAGTTTGGTGAACCTACCTCGTTGCTGCGTATCAGTACTGCTGAGCGTATCCGTTCTCTGCCTGCATTTACTATGGGTATTGAGTTCAGCGATAAGTCTCAGCGTGCTTTGTCTATTGATGTGATTGCAATGACTATTGCACGTTACATGGAAGTAGAGCGCGATGCACGAGTGTACAACTACTTGTCGGCCTTGTTCTCTGGCGATGCTGATCTGGTTGTGGGTGCTATTCCTGCAGTTACGACTACCAGCCTTGACTCTGCCGCTTCTGGTGGTGTAGTTACTCACAAGTCCTGGGTGAAGTTCCTAGCGCGTAACCGCAAGTTCCGTCGTATTTCTCATGTCGTGTGTGATATTGACACCTACCTGAAGATCGAAGGCCGTACTGGTCGTCCAGGCTCTACCGCCTATGACCCCACCTTGGCTCGTATCGACCCTCAAGCAGTTGCTGCTAACATGGAGAACGTCGGCTTCGGTAACGATGTCAAGTACTTCATCGTGGATGCTGCTGTGGACGGTGGCCCTGTGCCTGCTAACACCGTATGGGCACTGGACGCCAGCAAGGCTGTTACCCGTGTGACTAACACCCAGGCTTCGTATGCCGCTTCTGAAGCCTTTGCTCTGCGTCGTTCTACAGCAATGCGCTGGGACTATAGCGAAGCTGTGTATCGTACTTACGGTGACGTTGAAGTCCGGGCATTCGATGTTTTGACCATTGCTTAATCCTGAGTAAAGCTAAAAGAAACAGGGGCTTAGGCCCTTGTTTTCCCTCTAACAACTGGAGTTAATATGAAAAAATGGTTTCACAACCTTGGCGCTTACCCGATTGTAGACCCTGTGGTTCTTACTCGCTTTGAGGCAGGCGAAGCTACGCCTGGCGAAGCCACTGACTGGGTACTTGGTCAGCCATCCTTACTGGAGGTGCAAGACCCATCAGCTAAGGACGCTGAACAGGCTGCTGCTATGGCTGCATCACGTGCAGAAGCCGAGGCTCAGGAAGCTGCCCGTGTGGCCGAGGAAGAAGCCCTCAAGGCAGAAGCTGACCTAGAGGCTGCGAAGGCAAAAGAAGTTGCTGATGCGCTGGCGGTTAAGGCTGCTGAAGATGTAGTGGCAGCAGCCCGTGCTGAGCAGGCTGCTAAAGAGAAGCCAGCAAAGGCTTAATAAACTCCTTGGCCTGTGTAACATTAAGTTCCACGGCCTTATTACAGACGGCTCTATGAGCCGTCTTCGTATTTTCGGCTTTATCTAAGTAGTCTGGAGTTAGTTTAAGCTCTCTGATACCATAACTGAAACCTATGATGTGGGCCAGTTGCAAAGGATTATCAGTTGTACCGGGTAAGCCACAGACTTCACATAGAGCTTTACGTTTATGATGTAAGTATCGTACAGGCATTCTTCGTAAATACGTTGCGTGCTCTACGTCTGTCAAGAAAATTCTCCCATCGAAACCTTCAGCCATAACTACCATTTCTAAC